GGGAGACAATCAGGGAAATCGTGGCTGTCGCGTGCGCTGTGCCTATGGCGACTGCACCAGGCCGAGCTATTCGGCGAAACCCAGACGATCCTGCATGTGGCTAACCGGCGTCAGACCGCTATGGAAGTTATGCGCCCTGCCGGATTGTGGGCCGTAAACAAGTACGGAAAAAAGGCCGTCAAGTGGGGCAACATGGAAAGCGGCATCGAGATACCCACAGGGGACCGCTGGCTGATTCACGCCGCTAACGAAAGTGCCGGCGTCGGCTACTCGGTATCCATGGCCTTTATTGACGAGGCCTGGAAAGTGAAACGCGATGTGGTCGATGACGCTATCGCCCCGACCATGGCCGAGCGTATCCAGCCGCAACTGTACCTAGTCTCAACCGCTGGGGACTCGACCTCGGACCTTATGAGCGTGTACCGGGGTAGAGCTCTCGACCAACTAACCAGCCCCCAGATCGGATCGACTCTGCTGCTCGAGTGGTCAAGCCCGCCCGACGCTAACCCCGAACTCGAGTCCACCTGGCGCTGGGCCAGCCCAGAATGGAACGAAAAGCGGGCCACATTCCTACGGCAGCAATGGAATAACGTCGAGGAAAGCGCCTGGCGTAGGGAATGGCTCAACCAATGGGTAACCAGATCCGACCATTGGCTCAGGGATTCCGTCTGGGCCGAAACTACCTACCCAGATCAGGACCTGCCCGAGGGCACCTGGACTGTAGCGGTCGAGTCTGATTTCGACGGCATGGGCCACGCTGTAGCGATCGCGGCACCTGACAGCGACGGCAACATCGTCACCCGCGTCACCACCCATAGAACGATTAAGGAAGTAGACGATCGGCTAACCGAAATTAGGCAAAAAAACCCAGCGTTATACATCATGGTAACGCCCGGCTACGTCGATCGACTAACAAACAAATTCGACACCCTGGTAGGCCAGCGTGAAGCTGCCGCCGCTACCCAGAACCTGCTGGACCTGTTCGACCGTCGAGCGATCCACCACACGGGCGACCTGATCCTGCAGGAGCATCTAGCGGGCTCGACGATCAGCCGACGGCAATCAGGCTGGGTCCTCACGGCTCCCATGGGTAAAGCCGGGGTGTACGCAGCTCGAGCAGTTATGTTCGCCAGCTGGCAGGCATCAAAAACACCACGCCCCGTGGCGCAGATATACGCACGCCGCCGCGCCTAATGTTGTACGTCATTACGGGCCCGCCCTGCGTAGGCAAATCCACCTGGGTTCGCGAACGCGCCAAAACTGGCGACATAGTGGTCGATTTAGACAGATTGGCATTAGCTGTGACGGCCGAAAGTACGCCGCATCATGAATACCCGGCGCACATTAGAAAAGCTGCAATAGTCTTACGCCGCACAGCTGTCGAGATAGCCATAGCTCACAGCAAACGCGGAACGTCCTACATTATTCACGCTAAACCACCCGGCAAAAGTCTAAACCGATACTTAAGACTCAGGGCCCATATCGTGGAACTAACAGCGCCCTGGCCTGTATTAGTCGAACGCGCAAAAGCAGAACGCCCCAAACACATCTGGAAAACCTTGGCCACCTGGTGGGATCAGCCCGAAGAATAAAAGACTCATGATATAGGATAACCGTGTGGCGTTTCCCCGTTCACTAAGGATCGTGCGGGACCAGGAGACCATCGCCGAATCTGTGGCAGCGCGGTCGGCGGCCGAGTCTCCGGTCCCGCATGTCCGAGAAGCGACGTACGGTTTAACAGCCCTGCTCACAAACAATCTGCAGGCACGCGCCAGCCGCACCACAGCCATGCAGGTGCCCGCGTTCGCTGACGCCGTCAAGACCTACACCCACGTTATTAGCGCGTTCCCCCTACGCGAATATGTAGGCGATGACGCAATCGTGCCCAGGCCTTTCCTCCAAAAGCCCAGCCCGATACTGCCCTACTCCGCAGTAATCACCCGCCTAGTAACCGACCTGCTGCTATTCGACCGGGCGTACCTGCTCGTAACCGGCCGCGACTGGCAAGGATTCCCCAACCAGATCCAGGTTATGCGCGTCGAGGACGTAAACGACCTCACGACCACTAACACCGGCATCGACAACAATTCCTACCCGCCCTCGGATCCTTTCTACTGGCTCGGCAACCGAGTGCAGACCCGCGACGTACTGAAGTTCTACGGCGACGGGTCCGGCGGCTGGCTAGCCAATGGTGCCACCGCGATTAACACAGCTGCAGCGCTTGAGGCCGCGACCCTCATGTATTCCGAGTCCCCTATCCCGTCCGTGGCTCTCAAGAATTCCGGCGCTGACCTTTCAGCCGACCAGGTGGACGCACTCCTCGAGGCGTGGGAAACCGCCCGCGCCAACCGTGGAACCGCGTACCTCAACAGCAGCATCGACGCCCAAACCATGGGATTCAGCGCCCGCGACGTACAACTGGTCGAGGCTAAAGCCACAGCAGCGTTACAGATTGCCCGCCTATGCAACATCGACCCGGTATTCGTCGGCGCAGCTGTACCAGGGTCCAGCCTCACCTACGCTAACCGCGTAGACCTGTACCGGCAGCTCCTCGACCTCAGCCTGTCCCCCGTCATGGCGCTAGTGCAGCAGCGCCTCAGCATGGACGACGTAACCCCTCGAGGTCACGCCGTTAAGTTCGACACCAGCCTGTTCCTACGTCAGAACCCCAGCGAACTAGCCACCCTCATAACCCAGCTGGTACCGCTAGGCGTCCTGACAACGGAGCAAGCCCAACAGGTACTCGACTTGCCGACTCTCGGCGTCAGCCTGACACCGGAAGGAATCACGCAATGAAAACCCTAGAAGTCGGCGAGTACGTTTTCGAGTACCGCGAGGAAGCCGAGGGCGACGTAGTCGGAGTCGGCCACGGTCGAGCCGTCCCCTACGAGGTCCCCACAAACCTAGGCGGCATCGAGGAATCATTCGCCCGCGAATCGTTCAGCGTCGATGACGTCATCGGCAAGCCGCTGGCCTACAGGCACGACGAACCCGTCGGCATCATCACCGGAGCCGAAAACCGCGAGGACGGCCTCTACATCGATTTCGAGATCGCTAACACGACCCTAGGTAGGGACGCCGCGACGCTTGCCCGCATGGGTGCTAGCCGTGGCTTATCGGTCGGATTCCAGCCGATCAAAAGCGCCTGGGCTAAGACCCGCGACAAAGTCCAACACGAAGCAGCCCGCCTCCTCGAGGTGAGCCTGACCCCATACCCCGCATACGCCGACGCAGGCGTATCGGATATCCGAGAAGAAGGAGAAACAATGTCCGAGAGCATGGACACCGCGCCCGAGGTCCAGGCCTCGGTCGATAGCGAAGCACGCGAACAAATCGCGCAAATTCGCGAGAACATCAGCACCATCGAGGCTAAGGCGTTCGCGTCCGAGCCCGTCCACCCGCTGGCCGCTTACCGCACGTTCGGCGAATTCTCAAAGGCCGTCCTCAACGGCGAGACCGAGACCCGCGCACTGGTCGATCAGATCACGACCAACAACCCCGGCGTCATGCCTCCAAACTGGATGCAGGAAGTAAAGAACATCGTGGACCTGGGCCGCCCAGGTGTTACGGCGTTTGGCACCGAGTCGGCGGGCGAGACTGGCCTTGAGTTTAACTGGCCTTACTACGCGGGCGACCTGGCCGCGATCGTCGCCGCACAGGCAGCCGAAAAGGACGAGCTGAACAGCGTCCGAGTCGATATCGCTAAGGGCACGGCCACGCTGGCCACCTACGGCGCAGCGTCCGACATCAGCTACCAGCTGCTGCAGCGCTCGAGCCCGTCCTACCTCGACGCACACAACCGCATCATGGCCGCCTCATACGCGCTCGTTACCGATAACGTTTTCGTGGACGCAATCGTCGCGGCCTCGACTCCGCAGGAGTACGTTTTCGCTTCCGACACCGACGGATCGGCTTTCCGTTCCGGCGTGTTCCAGGCGTCCGTCGCCGTCGAGACCGCAACCGGCCGCCCGGCCGAATTCGTCCTCGTTGCGTCGAACGTGTTTAACGCGATCGGCGGCTGGTCCACGTTCTTCCCGCTGCCCTACGGCGTGCAGAACGTGTCCGGCGTCGCGACCGCTGGCACCCTCGGAGTCCAGGTCTCTGGCCTGCCCGTGATCCACGACCGCAACCTCGCAGCTGGCTCGATCATCGTGTCCAACAGCGGCGCAGCTTCCTGGATCGAGGACGGCCCGAGCCTCGCCACCGCCGAGAACGTCGGCAAGATCGGGCGCGATGTATCGATCTACGGCTACGGCGTGACTGCGACTTATAACGCTGCTGGCGTTATCTCTATGGAAGATATCCCGTAAACCACGGGTAACGATTAGGGAGCCGACGAAATGGCATTAGTGACAGGACAGGAACTAGCCGACGCGCTAGACCTGGACTACGTCGCGCCCATCGACGCCGACCTCGACCAAATCGCCGAGGCCTCGGACGATATCGTCGGCTCCCTAATCACCACCGCCGCCTACACGGCAGAACCAGCAGCCTGCAAAGAGGCAGCCCTAGCCGTCGGCGTCGAAATATTCCAGGCACGCACAGCAGCCGGAGGGCAAGCTGTAGCCACGGATTTCTCCCCAGGTGCATACCGTTTAAGCGTGTGGGTGACTAAGCGCGTAATGGCGCTGCTAGCGCCGTACCTGAACATGGGTGGTGTTGTCGGCTAATGGCCCTCAGTACCGAAGCCCGCAGCGCCCTGATAGCCGCCCTCGAGGGCAACGGCTACAGGGTGTACGACACGATGCCAGCGGTCCCAAAACCCCCGGCTATTGTTATCATTCCCGATAGCCCCTGGATCGTGCCCGAGCGCATCGGCTCAAACCTAAATTACCGCGTGCGCTGGCGCGTGACCGTCGTCATTAGCCCTCGCAGCAATGAGGCCGCCACCACGGACATAGAGGACGCCGTAGACGTAGTCCTCGCTAATATTCCTGCCTCGATGAACGTCGAGCAGGTAAACGCCCCACAGCTCCAAGACACCGGAGCCCAGGGCACCGTACTCACCACCGAGATAAACGTCTCGGCCCATTGGAAGGAATAGAAAATGCCAGCTGTGTCAGTTGCTGGGGCCGCGATTAACCTCTCGGTCGATGCTACCCAGTACGAAAGCCAGATCACGACGGGCACGATCACCACGACGCCCACGATCGTTCGCACTAAGACCCTCGACTCGGTCGCGTTCGATCAGACCGACCTGAACTCGACTATGTCTGTCGATTTCTTGTACGACGAAGCCGCAGGCCTTTACGCCGCGTTGCAGACCGCTATCGCAGCGGGCTCGACTGTCGCCGTGATCGTCGCCAGCGCGACGGGCACCTGGACCGGGTCGGCTATGAGCATCGACGGCCTCGACCTGAACTACGACGCTACCGGAGTCGTAACCGCATCGCTCAGCCTCACCGGCGACGTAACATTCGCCTAAACCGTGAAAGGGGAAACGCCACATGTACCCACAACTAGATATCTACCTAGACGACGAAAAAGATCCGACCGTAATCCAACCGCTAACGGTCGATTTTGAGGTTGCCGAAGCCCTCTACCCGAGCGGCAACGTCACCGACAACGGCCTAAAGCTCGTAGTGGCGTACTGCCACAGCGAGGGCAAAGAGCCTAAAACCGTCGCCGAGGTACGCGCATGGGCTAGGACCCGCAAAGTACGAGTAATCGTCGGGCAGACGCCGGACCCTACCCAATCGGATCAGTCCGACGAATGATCGTCCGAGTAGCAATCGCTACAGGGCGGCCAATCTCGGAGGTCCGACAGTACGACCCGCAACTATTGGCTACGATCATCGAGGAGTTACGCGATGGCACAGAGTAAGGCATTCGATTACCGAATCGACGGCCTTAACTCTCTGCTGCGCGACCTCCGTAAACTAGGGCCAGAAGCGCAGAAAGAACTACGCGCAGCATCTAAAACCATTGCTCAGAATCGCATGGTGCCAGCATTCCAGCAGGCCGCCCTACAGTACGCAGGTCCGTGGGGCGACAAACTAGCGGAAAGCGTCAAGGCAGGTAGCGATCGTCTACCGAAGGTCACTATTGGCGGCGCTCGCATGAATCGGTTTAGTGGTGGCGCTAGCTACACAATGGTTCGATACCCTTCCGACAGCGGCGACGGCGGCGGCTCATTCGCACCATTCGAGCGCACACAATGGCTCGACAAAGCCCGCAGCTACAGGCCCTACGCCCTCCAAGAATGGGGCCAAGCGGTCGATAAAATTATCCGTAAGTGGGCCGTCTAATGGCTAAAACCTTAACGGTCTATTTGGCGGCCGACCTCAAGAAATTTAACTCCGGCATGGACCAGGCCGGACGCAAGGTAAACGGATTCTCCGGCACCCTACGCGACAAAATGGGCCCCGCCCTGATCGCAGCAGCCGCAGCAGCTGGCGCGTTCGCCCTCAAGCTAGCGAAAGACGGCGTGCAGGCCGCTATCGAGGACGAAAAAGCCGTAGCACAACTAGCCAACACCCTAGAAAATCTCAATTTTTCCCACGACACGGCAGCAGTCGAGGCGTACATTTACCAGCTCGAGCGTGCTTACGGCGTAGCCGACACCGATCTACGGCCTGCATACGAGCGCCTCATTCGATCCACAAACGATGTAGAGGCCGCTAACCGAGCCCTAAAACTCGCCATGGATATCTCGGCCGCTACAGGCAAAAGCCTTTCCAGCGTGTCCGACCAGTTGGGTAAGGCTTACGACGGCCAAGTCGAGGGCTTATCGCGCCTAGGCGTCGGCCTCGATCGCACACAGCTCAAAACGATGTCGCGA